CATGAGGGGATTATGGGCCAGCAGATGTACTTCCCGGCATTCTACGGGGATATGCACCTGCCGTACCAGCATAAGGTGCTGGTGGTTGACCCGGCTGGTTGTGGCGGAGACGAAGTATCCTACGCTGCTGGGGGTGCTGCGAACTCGTACATTCACCTATTCTCCGTGGGCGGCTTCCAAGGAGGTATCAGCGAAGAGAACATTGATAAACTGATTGACCTGTGCGTAGAGTTAGACATCCCGGATATGGTGGTGGAGAGCAACATGGGGCACGGTACCGTGTCTATGCTTATCCTGAACCGGCTGCGGGAGCGACGTCTCGCCGGTATCGGCGTAAGGGACCTGAACAACTCCACGCAGAAAGAGCGTCGTATAATCGACACAATCAGCCCAGTTACTCGACGCCACCGCCTGGTGGTGCATGAGCGTGCTATTCACGATGATATCAGCACTTGTATGGCGTACTCCCGCGATAGACGTTGGTTGTACTCTGCGTTCGCGCAGTTGTCCGGCATCACGTACGACCGCGGCAGCCTGGCTAAGGATGACCGAGCAGACGCAATCGCTATGATGGTGGCTACGCTGAACGGGCATCTGGTGGAAGATGAGAAAGTGGTGGCTGAGCGTGAGTCTGAGAAGATGGCTCGGGCATTCATTGAGAACCCTCTGGATTGGGCACAAAGCAAAGTGTCTAAGGGCCTTCGGGGTGTAGCGGCTCGGCTGCAGAACCGTGGCAGAGGTAAACAACATAGAGGAAGAAGATAATGGCATCAATCATCGCAGCTAAAACTGCGGACGTACAGTACGCCATTGTAGGTACGTGCCAGAACCTGGAGAAGCAGGTGCAGCCGGACTACAACGTAGGTTTCGTAGGTACGACTGCCTTGACTAAGCTGAACGTGTTCTTCACGTACATGCAATCCCAGGGCTATACGGCTACTCGTGCCGGTACAGCCTTCAAGGATGACGGTACGCTGCAGGCGCGCCTGTTCAGCATGCTCTCGCAGCTCTCTAAGACTGGCTACGTCGCCCTTACGGGTACAGGTATGCCGCTAGGTGAGGGTTCTGGTACAGCGTTTGATGATTCGTTCACTGCACTGCAGAGTGCATTCGTAGCCGCTACTGACGCGGCAGCATAAGGAGAGTACCTATGGCAATTGCAAAAGCAACCTCAGCGCAACAGCAGGAGCTGCTGCGTCAGCTGAACATTCTCGGTAAGGACTTGTATGCTATCCTTACGCAGCCGCAGAACGTGGCCCAGACTGGTGCCGCCTTCGATACCAAGATTGCTGCGCTCGAAGCCGCGGTAGCCGCAGTGAGGGCAGCAAGCTAATGCGTAAACTGGTCGCTGGGTTGCTGCTAGCGGTTACTCTGACTGGTTGCTCGGCGACCTCTGCACTCACCGGCTTAGTTGGTTCTAAGCCGGATGTATCTGCTCAGGTTGGTGCCGAAAATACCAAGCAAACCGTTGGTTTGAATAGCAGGGTGGACTCCAGCACCACCAACAAAACCGATGTATCAGATTCTAACGTAGGCACTTTGGATACGTCCAGTAAGAAGCAGGTGCAAACTATTAGCACCGGGACAATCCAGGCAGAGCGCCTGCAGGTGGTTAACAATGATAGTTACAGTCTTATCCTCGCCGGATTAGCTGGGGCCAGCATTCCTCTGGTCTTCCTAGTGGTCATTCTGGTGATTCGTAAGCTGTTCAGGAAGAAGGGGCAGCAGGATGATTAAGGTGGGAGACATGGTTGGGGCAGACCTCGCTACCCGGGCAGGTGCAGCAGTTACCGGCGCTACGGTATCAGGAGGTTGGTTGGCAGAGTTAATGAGCTGGAACTGGAGCACTATCAGCTTCATCACTGCGACTGTGTGCGCAGTGCTAACCCTGGCGTGGAATGCGTATTACAAGCGACGTACATTCAAGCTCCTAGAGGAGCAGGCACGTAAGGGGACTATTAAATATGAGTTTAAGGACTAAGGTTATTGCGGCCCTCACGGGGGCCACTATGCTTGGTGGTGCCATTACCGGGGTGGTTCAGCACAACGAGGGCCTGAGCCTCACAGCCTACAAGGATAGCGCCGGTGTTCCCACTATCTGCTACGGGGAGACAAAGAGCGTCAAGATGGGTCAGAGAGCCACGCTGAGCGATTGTCAGAAGCAGCTGATACAATCAGCCGGGGAACACGCAAAGGCCCTTGACGGGCTTCCTATGCAGCTCTCTGACGTAGCTCTGGTTGGGTCTGTAGACTTCATTTATAATGTAGGCGTAGCTGGCTTCAACGGTAGTGCCGTGAAGCGCCATCTCAAAAGCCTGAACTACGCAGCGGCTGGGAAGGCTGTGCTGGATTGGCGCTATATTAGCAAGTACCAGCAGAAGTCCCCTGGAGTTGGTTGGGTATATAAGGGCGGCAATCGCTGGACCTTCGACTGCTCCCAGTATATTAACGGGCAGCGCAATAGGGTGTGCTGGGGCCTGTGGGAGCGTAGGCAGTGGCAGAGCAAGGCCATTGGGAACCAGTATAAGAATGTAAATGCTGCGGTGACAGCTCTCACTAAGACCGGAGGATAAATGGCATTAATTAGATTAGTAGCTCCCGAGCGGGTGTTCTCCGACTTGGCGAGCATGGTAGCATACCCAAACTTTCAGGTGCAGGACAAGATTACCCTGCTGGGCAGTGCCGGTGGGGATTTCACCTTTACTACTACTGCGTCGGTAGTGGATAACGGAACCGTGTTTGCTGTACCCGGTGGGTACCTGCTACGTAAATTCGTGGGCCCAGCATACAGCTCCTGGTTCAGCAACTGGGCGGGCATAGTCACGTTCATGAGCGCGCCTAATAGGCACCTGGTTGTGGACACGGTCCTGCAGGCCACGAGTGTGCTCAACATCAAAAGCAACTCTACGCTAGAGTTTACCGATACCGGAAGAATCCTACCGGATGCTGCGGTTGCACGTCAAGTGCTTAATATTATCGGCTCGGCACCCTCGGTGTTCGTACCGTTAGCAGCGGATGCCGCGGCGGGCAGTAAAGTCATTACGGTGGCTGCTGGGGCTTTGTCTGCGGTAAAAGGTACGTACTTGTATCTTCGCTCTAACAAGCTGTGTGATGGTGGTCCTAACACCTACGGTGTAAAGATTTCCCAGATTAGGAAAGTGGTGGGGGTTAGCACCTCCGGTGGCGTCACCAGTATTCGGCTGGATAAAGCGCTGCACTATAACTACTACCTGTCTGATGCCGCGGGAGTAGGTATCCCGACAATGGTGGAGAACGTAACCTTAGTATCCCCGTACATCAACGAGTTCGGCTACGACGATTTGAACCGGTTCTTTACTATCGGTATCTCTGCCAACTTTGCCGCGGACTTGCACATCCAGGACGGGGTTATTATTGGCAACAAACGCCCCGGGGCTTCTGATATAGAAGGGCGTAGTGCTATCAAGTTCAATAACTGCGTAGATAGTACCGTTAAGGGTACGTGCTTCTACAACATCGGATGGTACGGGGTAGAGGTGCTAGGCTGCTCAGAGGACACGGAAGTACACGATATCCACGCTATGGACGTACGCCACGCAATCTCTCTGAACTGGCAGAGCACTGCAGACGGGGACAAGTGGGGAGAGCCTATCGAGTTCTTAGGCGTTAACTGCGAAGCCTACAACACAACCCAGGCTGGGTTTGATACTCATGACATTGGTAAGCGTGTGAAGTTCGTTCGCTGCGTTTCGTACGACAGTGCTAACGATGGGTTCCAAGCGCGCACTAACGGGGTAGAGTACTTGAACTGTCGAGCTTACCGCGCAGCCTTTGATGGGTTCGCCTCCAACACCGGTGTAGCCTTCCCTATCTATAGGGAGTGCCTAGCTTATGACAACGTACGCTCTGGCTTTAACTGTTCGTACGGTGGTGGCTACGTTTATGACTGCGAGGCTCACGGTAGCCAGAATGGTGTGCGAATCAACGGGGGCCGTGTTAAGGGTGGTCGGTACACCCGCAACTCCAGCTCTCACATCTTCATCACTAAGGATGTAGCTGAGACAGCGCAGACGTCCCTGGAGATTGATGGCGTGAGCATGCGCTACGACGGTACCGGGAGAGCTGTGTACTTCCACGGGACTATGGGCATTGACCCTACCCTGGTATCTATGTCCAATAACGACATGACCGGTCACGGTTTGTTCTGGGCATTGCTGAGCGGCTACACTGTTCAACCTACGCCTCCGCGCATGTCCAGGAACTTACTGGATGGCACAGGTATCCGTGGAGTGGCAACGCTGGTTGCTGGCGAGGCTACAGTCAACGCCCGTGTACGCGGAAACTTTGGCAGCGTAGCTAACTCCTTCAAGTGGGTGTCTGAGGTTAAGTTGACGCGGTTGACCTTTCCCTCTAGTGCTGGGGCCTTGACGGTTACTAGCGTAGCTCAGAACCAGGATGTGCCTACACCTAATCCGGACCTAAACAGCTTCGTGATTAGGAGCAGTAACGCAGCGGACGTATCCCAGGTAGCCTGGGAGGTGTATCTCTAAGTAGCTCCCTGGAGTATCTCTACGGTATCCCGGGGCACTGCCGGGGTACTGCTGGGGGTGCACGTCTATACCTGGACCTGAAATTTATTAGACTCACGCGAGCCCCTCCCTCACCCTGAACGCGCCCAATTGCCCCCATAGGGGGTGCCTAGCGCATAAAGGAGGGGGTGGGGTGCCCTGGTGGGCCTGCTAGTGCGCACCAGAGGGCCTCAGCGGGCCTGTGCTGCGTTCTAGGGCTATCGCCAGTGCTACCCTATGGCTATCCCTGTGCATTCACTAGGGCGCTCCCTGTGCGCTCTCTGTGGGCCGTGGGGATGCGCTCTGCCTTGCTTATTTTGCGCGTCCATTGCGGGCCTGCCTAGTGCCTGTCCAGTGCCGCCAGTAGTGGGCCAGCTAGTGCGCTGTAGTGCTATCCCTAGTATGCACTAGGCTATCCACTGGCTATCATTAGTGCTTTACATTGTGCGGATTCTGTGCTACGCTGCGCGCTCCCCACTAGGGCGCACATCCACACTCCGGCGCTATCCCGGCGCTATCCCAATGCTATCCCTTCTCTCTTACTTTCATTCGAAAGCTATTATGAAATGAAGTTACAGGAGTAGGAGGGGTTTAGGGCACTATACATACTACTCCTCACTATGCACTCCCTAGTATGTCCCTGTGCCTACGCAGTAGGCTGACATACCTACACAGTCACCGCATCACTCCGTGCCCTTACACTGCGTACGGGCACTGCGTTCTGCTCTATGCCGTATTAGATAGTGTTAGATAGTGTTAGGTAGTATTGGCTAGATGTGGCTAGTAGTGGCTATCCCTAGTATGGCTCTAAGTTATTGCCCTGCTTACCCTTTTTGCTCTCAGTGATAAAAAGTTGAAAATATTACTTGCTTCTTTTGGTTCAATGCAGCTATAGTTCAATCACCGGGAGGCACTAGCGACTAGCTAGGCTAACCGGGGCCGAGCCGGGAGGCTCCGCTGGATTAAAGCTAGATAGTGTGAAGGGTTAGATACTCGATAAAAAGAGTTGACACTGCGAAGAACATAAGCTAGATTGAATCCCAGCAGGACGGCAGGATAGTTGAAGACAGGCCGTTAACTAGGAAACTTCCACGTAGCAAGCCGCTACAGGGTATCGGACCATAAAACGGACGGCTTAAAACTAAACGCTTGACAAGTTCTGATTCACTGAGTAACTTAGATAGCAAGCAAGACGTAGTAAGCTGATTTGCGGGGAGGCCCAGTACCTTGACTGGTACGTTGACGACCAATCCTAGACAATCAGTCAAAAAGAGTAAGCGTGCCGGACGTTATCACCGGGGTTCTGAGACAAACCATACTGTCGAGGCGAGAGCAGCTCGCTCCTCTGAATCGAGGGAACAAGGCGCGGAGTGTATCCCGCAAAGAGCATATAACATAGCGTAGCAGTAACAAGGCTGCGCTAGATTATACACTCTGAGAGGTAAGGTATGCGCAAAGCAAAGCGTTTAGCATTAAAGCGTAATTGGGAGTTATCAACCAACCCAACTGACGATAAGAAGCTGCTAGTTAAACCGAGCAAGCAAGGGCTGTGCATTGAGCACAGGGTAAGAGGGAAGCAAAAACAGAAAGGCAGCAGCAGGCAACCTAATGGGTGGCCTACTGTTAACTCCCAATTTGGGCACTAATTACAGCCTATAGCATCCTATGGGGTGCTATGTGAAGTAATTCGTAAATTAAACAACCAATCAAAGAGGTGCATTATGACTAACTCCACCAATTCAACCGGTAAAGTATTCAAACTCACCGCTGCTGGCAGCATTCGCAAAGCGCTTGGCGACGTAGTGGAAGCAAAGCGTAACATCACTATCAGCGCGCTCTTCCACGGCCTTATCAGCAGCAACGTATCCTGGGCTACGGATATGCAGCGCAGTGATGCCGCCGACTTCGATATGGTGCTGCGCACTCTACTGCCTATCAAGTTCAATAAAGAGTCCGGTAAGTACGAGTTCAATGCGAAGAAGTGCTACGCCTCGGCCGAGAAGCTGGGCATTGAACTGGACAGTATGCGTCTGGACTATAAACAAGCTGACAAGCAGGAGCGCGAAGTAATTGTAGCCAGCTTCTATAGCTCCTGTATGGCCCTGTACGCTGCCGAAGCGGAGCAGGTAAAGAATGACGCACTGGATGCCGATGCAGTGCGCTTACAAGCTCTGGGGCGCGTTAAAAACGCTATCAAGAAGGCCAAAGAGACTGGTGTGAGCGACGCCGACCTTGTGTCCATGCTGGTATCGCAGGGCGTGGATGTACGCGCCGTACTGGATGCAACGTTGAAGGTGGCAGCATGATTTATAAAGTCCCGGTTATCAAGTGGTGGGCCTTGTGCCCTGCTGCCAACGATGCCGACGCCTTCGATATCCCTATGCGGGCAATCGCTCAAAAATGGGTGTACGAGGGATTGGGTGAGTATCTCTAGTAGCAAGCCTATAGCGTCCTACGGGGCGCTATGTGAATGCAACTAGCGTATGAGGTGGCATATGAAAGCAATACTGGTTTATCCGGGTCATGAACTCTGGCCCGTATGGTGCAATCGGGTATACGCAGAATACAACTACACTGTGGTCATATTCTCTGACAGGGACACTAATCAGGAATCCCCTTTAGAATTTGTGGATACCTACACCGAAATGGCTGCCCGCACTGTGCTGGACGCCGTGAATCTTGGCATTATCAACGACTGGAGACAACTCTATGGTTAATGTATTCAACATCATTGTGACCAGCGCTATGCTGGTGCTGGGCAACGACGTAAACAACCCGGTGCCCTATTGCACAGTGCAATTGCAGCAACCGGCGGCGCAGGAACCGCAGCCGCGCCCTGAGTATGACCTCTTTGAGGATCCCGATGGTGGTTGCAAAGAGCTGGGCGCGCGTATCCTTGCGGCGGTGCAGGAGCAGTACCCGGACGCCGCTGTGACGCTCACGGTGGACGGTAATAGCAACAACGATATTTGAGGTAGGGTATGCACGGAAAGAATCCTGAGACGCTGCTGATGCGTAGGCAGCAACCAACAATCGAAGGGCTGGCGCGGGAGTACAGCGCGAAGGCAGCACTGCGCCAGCACTATGAGAAACAAGCAAAGCGCCTGGGTATGACCCTGCGCGGATACTGCTTCCGGTTTAATGTGCGGGGTGTGGTATGATTAAGTATGATGTGTACAACCTGAGGGGTACATACTACCGCTTATCGGTAGATACGCCCCTAGCTCATCCGGCAGAATGGTACTGTCCATTCCTAGGCGCGTGGTTTGGTGATTGCGCATTTGACGGAATGTTCATACTTCTGTGCGACCGGTCCGTATTAGTGGCCCGCAACGTGGTATTCAAGGACGGCGTATGCTAACAGTAGACGAAACAGCGCTGCTGTGCTGGCGTCTGCTGGAAACGCAGGGCAAGTGCGGTTGCACTTGGGAAACATTCAAAGAGGTTCCTAATGAACTCAAGCAAATCGTGCCAGTTGAGCGTAGACTCCTCCGAATTCGTAAGCAGGACTCAACGGTGGTGCTCACCACGTACCGAGAGTATACAGAATCTGCCGCGCGGCAGTTGCAAGAGCACATTCAGTTCGATGTGGTTGCAGCACTACTTCGGTGCGGCTATCGCAGAGCATTTACGCAATTTAGAGCGGCAGTGCGCGCCTATTATAAGCAGCAACAACTTGCTGCGTGGTATGCACGCTGAGCTATTAATGCACGATACAATACAACTAACCCAGGAGCAAATGAAAATGCAAGAAACTAACACAGCACCTATCGAATGGAAAGTGGTATTACCGGAAGGCGCAAACGCACTGCCAATTAAATGCTCGATGTATTCCAGCGGTGATTACTGGACCCCGTTCCAGGACTTACAAATGCAAGGTGCTGACCATCCCCACAATGAGGGTCCACTGCAGGCGCTTATGGGTCTACGTACTGTCGGCATGTACACCCCGGGCTTAGAGGTAACTATAGGCGGGATACTGCACCCAAAATACCGCGAGGTGATGAGGGTTAGTGGGCCGTTGCAAAAGGTAGACCTGTACCGGTCTGGAACTTTCTACGAACTCTTTTCCCCGGCGCGAATCACCATCGACAGCAAGTTCTGGGAGCGCCGCCGCGACTTCTATGAGGGCGATGATGTAGTGGTTGAGCGCGTAGTTGCTAGTGTAGAAGAGTTCACCGGTTACAAGGTGCACAAGCAGGCCGTGCAGTTATTCGAGCGCATTATGCTTGCACCAGAAGGGGAACAGCGCCGCTTATACACGGGCTACGATTACGGCAGGCACATCCGGGACATGCACGCCGCGGCGCTGCTCATGAAGTTGCACGGTTTCGTAGTGTCTAGATTCGCTGTGCCGTTGGGCTTTGGTTTCCGCAACGGAGAGCCCATCGTGATGCTGGGGCAGCCGCGGATGAACAAGGACTTCGCCGCAGTTACTGAGTACCGCTGCGTAGAGATGCGCGTAGGGAAGTGGCTTGCTAATTACTACGGAAACGGGGTAGACTTCCGCGATGCTATCGAAGACCTCAAGGCTATGAACGTAGAGCCTAAAACGTACCTGTGCAATACCGAGCAGGAATGGTACGACGCATATGAGAACGGTCCGGGCAGCTGCATGAGCGGGTACTCATTTGAGCATAGCCCTGTGCGGACGTATGCTACCACCAGCCACGGGCTGCCGGACAATGGGCTGCGCCTGTTCATCCAGTATACCGGGGAGCTGTTCGGGGACGACTTCGAAGTGCAGGCACGAGCAATCGTAAAACCTGAGACCAAAGAGTACGTCCGTGCTTATGGCAACGCTGCGGATGCAATCCTGCGGGGGCATGGGTACACCAGAAATACTGAGTGTCTCGAGGGCGTAATGCTGGCGCGTATTCCGCACCCGGAATACAGCGGTGCAGTGCTTATGCCATACCTCGATAGCAGCCAGTGCGGGGTGGATGAAGAAGGCAGTGACGCCTTTGTAATACGTGACGACTACGAGTACGAGGCGCAAGAATCAGAGGGGTACATCTATGTCGGTACAGAATCTGCTCGGTGCTGCTGCTGCGAGAGGCGCTACTCCATTGATGATATGCACGAAACCGCCGACGATGAAATGGTCTGCGACGGCTGCGTCGAAGATGGAGACTTTGTATATGTTGTTGGCCGAGAAGGGCTGCATAATCGCTGGAACTGCACTTGGTCTGATTACCACGACGCCTATGTATACGATGCGGACCTAGCGCACTGTGCGGTAGAAGGTGTATTGCACGACCAAGCAGAACTGGTGTATGCGCAGGGATTTGAGGTGCTTATTGAGCACGCAGAAGAACACCCAGTGCACGGGTTAATCCTCACTGAGTATGCAGCTGCTCAACTAAGCGAGAAGTACCTGGGCAACGATGATGAAGAAGAAGTAGAGGAGGCAGCTTAATGTTCTTGAATCCGCACGGGATTGATATGCAGCTGCTCTTGCAGATACTGCAAACGCACCGGCCTAGCTGGGCAAGCACTAAGTGGTTTGAGCCGCTGCTTATGCAGGCGCTGGGTAGTGGCATGCACTACGTAAAGGACAAGCACGGGAACTACTTCGTGCTGGTGGGGGACTCGGAGCAAAGCGATGTAGCGTTTACGTCGCACCTCGACACGGTGGCCCGCCCAACCAGCGCCGCGCCGGACGTCGGCTGTACTAACAAGGGCGTACTATTCGTAAAGAATCCGCAACAAGCTGACTGCTTGGGGGCGGACTGCGGTGCTGGTATCTACCTGATGCTGGAGATGCTACGGCGCGGGGTGCACGGCCGCTACTGCTTCTTCGTGGATGAAGAGGTGGGCTGCGAGGGCAGCGCTGCATCGGTCAAGGATGACACTGGGTTTTGGGCTGGGGTCAAGGCGATGATTAGCTTTGACCGGCGCGGCGACGGAATTATTACGCATCAACGGTATATGCGCTGCTGCTCTGACACCTTTGCAAAGACCCTGGCAGAGCGCCTGGGACGCACGGAGCGGCACTTGCAGAAGGGGGTGTATACTGACTCAGCTGAGTTCGTTGACATCATCCCTGAGTGCACCAACGTCGGTGTAGGGTACATGCACGAGCACACCCCGGATGAGGTACTGGACCTGAACATCCTGGGGCAAGTGCTTGAGCGGGTGCTACAAGATGGTACGTTCTCGCACCTGCCGATTGAGCGGGACCCGAAGGTGGTGGAGCCGGACCAATGGCTCTCTGCATCTACGCTTAGTTTACGGCAGCCGTGGGACATGCCGCCGGACGAGGACCCGCAGTTACTGGCCGCGTTCCGTGTAGTGTCACAGCTTTCTAAACAACAACTGGTTAGTTGGGTACAGGAGAACCCAGAGAAGGCGGCGGAGTACATCATGGTGTTCTCCGATTATGGCTTCAAACAGGAGCTGATTGAACTAGGCACCCGAGTAGTAGAAGACTGGGGCGGATACGATAATATTGTGGAGGGTTGATTATGTCTAAGTTTAAAGTTGGTGATAAAGTTGTTCGCAAAGCACACAAAAACACTTCGTCGTTCAAGTCGTACATGGGCGATTTTGCTTACTACGTAATTACAGATATAACTACAAGCGGCCACTGGCTGCAGTTGGATAACTTTACAGATGGAGGAGCCGACCCCTACCCGTGGTACGCCGATAACTTCGAGCTGTATCAAGAACCGAAGGACGAGCTGCCACCGGTCCCGGACAAGGTGGCCTACATGAACTCTAAGCGCGACCCGGGAAATGACCAGCGCCTAGTCCTTGATAAGGACAACGGTGAAGGGGAAGGATTAATGTACATCGGAGTAATTCCTCGCAAGGGAAGTACTCGAGCACAGATGGAGATTGGGATTAACATCGACCCTGATTCAGCCCTGCAGTTGGCGCACGACCTGCGCCGCATGGCTATGGATATCAAACGTAAGGAGAAAGCACAATGAAAGTAATAGCAGTAGAGAATAGCCCGGAGAACTTTTTGTTTACCGACCGCACCTATACTGTCCTACTGAGTAATGGTGGTCGGCTAACTTTGCGCGACGATAAAACCGGCATGACTACAGTGGTCAAAGAAGAGCGCGTTGTACCAGTTAAATCGGAGTAATACATGGACCAGCCCTGGCTTAGAGCGTGCAAGCGCCTAGCTGTGGGACAGAGGGCACGCTTTCGGTGCTGCGGCAGGGACGCCGCCGGGGTGCTCTACAATAACCCTGATGCCTGGGAATACTACTGCCACCGCTGCAAGCAAGTGGGCAAGGAGCACAAGCAGTACCAGCGCATACAGTTACAGGAAGAGCCGAGGGTGCAGCCCTCTGCACCTGCAGATGCAATTTGCATTAGCCAAGCGCCTGCGGAAACGCAGAGTTTTATTTACGGATTCCTGACCGCAAAGGGAATCATGCCTGAAATGGTGGAGGATGCAGAATGGAGCAAAGAGAAACAGCGGATAATCTTCCGTGTCGGAAGCGCTGCTCTGGGCCGTGCAGTGCATGCTCAGCAGCAACCGAAGTGGGTAATGTACGGCCAGCCAATAGCTTTCGCTGTCGCGGCACCTGCCGTAGCACCGGCTGTAGCTGCGGCCGCACCTCTAAAGGTCGTGCTCACCGAGGACTTACTCTCAGCCCGGAAGATACAGCACGCAGTTACGAGCTACAGTGCGTTGAACGTGAAGGCTATAGCTATGCTGGGTACACGCTTGCCCACGCCGCTGAGGGCTTGGCTGATTCAGAATCGCCCGGAAGTGGTTCTGATGCTGGATAATGACCCGGCAGGACACGCTGGGGTAGCGGCGGCGCGCCGAGCACTGCGTCCGTTCATGCAGTGCCGTGAGCATTACTTCGCTGCGGACCCGAAGGATGCAGAAATCAAAGAGATTCTGGAGGCTTTACAATGACTATGGGTATCTGGGTTTTAATCATGGCAATTAACGGTAGCGCGGTTAGTGATACAGACTTCGCTGCACTGACTACGCAAGAGTTCACAACGGAGGCTGCCTGCAACAAGGCGGCCAAGGCGTTCGAAGAGAAGTTTGACACATTCAGGGTATATACCGCTAAAGCAATCTGCGTTCCGAAGGAGGTTTAATTGGACCTAATAGTAGTTAAAGCGATGTGCACGCAGAAGGTGTGGAACCGACTGCGTGAACAGATACCCAAGTCCATGCTCGCGCCGGATACGTCGAACCTACTAGACTGGGTGGGGTTGTACTGGAACACGTACCCGGAGCACCAGGAGGTGCAATGGGATGCGATGCAGAGCATGCTCAACCTCCGGGCGGGGCACCTATCCCGGGAAGAGCGGGTAATCATGGACGAGCTTATGCGGGAAGTACAAGCCGTGCCACAGGATTCTGTGGTGGGGATTGTCCAGACCCTGAACGAGCTGGCCTACAGCGGGGAGGTAGCAGCGCTGACACAGCGCTACCAAGACGGCGAGGAGATTGATTACCTGCTGGAAATGAAGCACCTACAGCGCAAGTACGGGGACGGCGCTGCGGTGCACGAGTCGCTGCTTGAATGGGAGAGCGGTAGTGTTGACGAAATACTTGCCGCGACTGACGAGAGCGGTGGTCTTAAACTGGGCGTGTTCGAGCAACTCGCTAGCAACATCCGAGGTCTACGTGGCGGGGACTGTATCGCAGTGGCTGCTCCTGTGGACTCTGGTAAAACTAGTCTGCTTGCTGCTATTGCTGTGGATTTTGCTGAGCAAATGCAGCAGCAGCCGGAAGTGTACGGGGACCGCCCTATCCTCTGGTTGGTTAACGAAGGTCCGGCGACGCGTACAGTGCCGAGGGTATATCAAGCGGCGCTGCACTGGACTCTGGCTGAGATTAAGGACCGGCACAGTAAGCAAGAGTTCGTGCCAGCCTACCTCAAGAAAGTAGGCAGGGCTGACCGGATTCGTGTTAAGGCTGCGCACTCCTTGACGATGGCCCAGATATCTACGCTCATGGAGGAGATGCGCCCCGCGGTAATCATCATCGACATGGTGGCTAACATCCGTGGTGGTACTATGGAGACCGAGCACCAGAACCTCGAGGCGAAATGGCAGGAGCTGCGCATACTTGGGTGCGAGAATGACTGCGCTATCGTAGGCACTATGCAGCTTTCACTCGAAGGTTACAACATGCTGTTCCCGCCGCTCACCGCTATGAAGCAGAGCAAGATTGGTGTACAGGGCGCCTTGGACTTGGCGATTATGATGGGGTGCTTGGACAGAAACGAGCAGCCGCACATGCAAAACGTCCGAGGTATCAGTACTCCGAAGAACAAGATGGCATTATCTGGTAAAGAGTCGCTCCTGCAATTCGAGGTGGGATTCGAGCCTGGACGTTGTAGATTTGACGAAGGCCAGATTAACCGGTGACTTCCCTAGCGCCTTCTACGGGGGCGCTATGTAGGTACACAGGAGGAGATTATGCTTAAACCAGAAGATATCACAACGGACGACGCCAAGGTTATAGTGGCGTATGCTGCATCTGCAGGTACACCACTTAAAAGCTTCACGCTAGACAGCAGCCAGCTGATTGTGCACCTGGCTATCAACAAGGCTCGGAGGGCTGAGTGGAAATGACAACCAGTATAATGCACATCGACCTGGAGACGGAGAACCATGAATATTACGGCTCTAAAGCAAGCCCGTACTGCCCGGATAACTACGTTGTGGAGTCAGCGTGGCGAATTGATACAACGCAGGCAGACGGAACTACAACTGTCGGCCCTACTCAGTCGGTGCGGTTCAACAGCAGATCTGAATTTGTATCAGCGAACAGTTCGCCGAATGGCTGCGGATGGTTTAATATCCCAGAAGACTGCTGGCTCATTGTTGCTCACAACGCAGCGTATGAAATTAGCTGGTTCCTCACGTACCAGCGGCAGCAGTTTGAGGCGTTCCTCAAGCGCGGCGGCAGGGTGTTCTGCACAATGCACGGGGAATACATCGCCTCGGACTTTCAGAGCATGTATCCGTCACTGGACGAGACGGCTCCTAAGTACGGCGGTACGCACAAAGTAGACGGGGTTAAGATTCTATGGGAGCAGGGTGTACTAACCTCCCAGATTGACCCGATGCTGCTGCACGACTACCTAGTTAACGGGGACATCCCGAACACGGCCCTGTGCTTCTATGGTCAGTGCGCTACGTTCGCCCAGCGCAATCAGATGCAGTACGTGTGGGAGCGTATGGATGCCTTGCTGGCTTGGGCATACTGCGAATGGTTCGGCCTGTTCGTTAATATGCCAATTGCACGCAAGAACCAGGAGGAGCAGGAGCAGCGCATCCGCGAGATTAAGCAGGAGCTGCAGCAGTACATCCCGAAGGACTTGCCGGAGACACTGGATTTCAACTTCGGCTCGGACTTCCATATGTCAGCACTGGTGTACGGCGGGCCTATCAAGTACCGCAAGAAGGTGCCATATGACCCGCCGCAGTACGTCAAGGCCGACTTCTATAAGTACGAGGACGAAGAGGGTGCGCACACCTATATACCTGTACACGACACGCACATGCAAGAACTTCAAACGGAAGGCGGATGGTGGCGTGTAGTGACATATCGTGCGGGTAAGAACAAGGGTCTGCCCAAAGTATTCCGCCTTGACACTGAGGAGGAGAAGCTCAAGTGGGAGGATGACCTTTACTTCTGCCCGGGCCTAGTGAACATCCAGGAGCTTCCGGAAGTTATCCGGGAGAAGTACGCAGAGCGAGGAGAGTTCCGGCAGGCGCGCACCCTGCAGGACGGCACGCCAGTATACAGCACCAGCACTGATGCAATGGAGGCGCTGGCTCGCCAAGGGTTCGAGTTCTGTAAGTTGGTGAACGAGCTGGCGGCGCTGGAGAAGGATACCGGCACTTACTATTTGCGAGAGGTTCTGGACGCAGAAGGTAAGGTCAAAGAGCGGAAGGGGATGCTACAGTACGTAATCCCTGAGCGTCCTGATGGTTCCGGCATCATTCACCACCGACTGAATACCTGTGCCACTGTAACTGGTCGCCTGAGTAGCTCCAACCCGAACCTGCAGAACCTGCCCCGCCCGGATGAGGGTGGCGACGGTGTGGCTAAATCTAAGGTGAAGCAGGTATTCACCAGTAGATTCGGGGACAACGGACGTATCACTGAGGTTGACTACTCGGCACTGGAAGTGGTTATGTCCTGTGTACACACGGGTGACAAGAAACTGCTGGGACTGCTGCAGAGTGGTACGGACATGCACTGTTACCGCCTAGCTTTCCGTGAAGGATTGGATTACGACGAGGTGTACTACCGCTGTCACGATAAGACTTACCAAGACTATAGTACGTGGAAGACAAAGCGTTCACATATCAAGACCCCTAGCTTTGCTGCGCAGTATGGGGCTTCCGCAAGGGGTGTAGCCTTCGCTGCGGGTTGTACAGTGGAATTCGCACAAGAGTTCCTAGATAACGAAGAGCGTATGTTCCCAACAACCATCGGATTCCGCGCTATTGTCAAGGAAGAGGTAGAGCGTACCGGTGCGGAGGGTCGCATGTACCGGGAGCAAGCCGACGACGGCAGCTACCGAATCTACCGCATTGGGACGTGGACCAGCCCTGCTGGTGCCCGCTACAGCTTCCGTCAGAAAGAGCAGTGGAAAGAGGTTGTGCCTGGGCAGCGTAAGCAGAAGGTAATGGACTACAAGGAAACTGAGATGGCGAACTACTGGTGCCAGGGGGAAGCGTTCTTCCTGATGGCGGTGGCGGCTGGTATGGTTCTGCGTGCACTCTTGGCCCGTGACTGGTTCGACAATCAGGTGTGCCTGATTACGAACGTACACGATGCACTGTATCTGGACAGCGCCAACCCGGAGGTTGGACGTGAGGCGAGCCTGTTGGTTAAGCAGTGCATGGAGGATGCACCTAAGCGTATCCACCAGCTCTGGCCTAACTACGGTATCATTGGTGAGGTACCCTTCCCAGCGGAAGCTGAAATGGGTACGAGCATGTACAGTAAGGAGAAGGTAGAATGAATATAAAGTCTGGTAGTATTGTAGAGTTGATGGACCTAGGGCCGGAGCCGATAGACCCACGGTATGCCACATACTTCACCCCAGGTACAAGACACACGGTGCTATTCTTCGACCCTGTTACTGGGGAGATAGAACTAAGCTACCCTGGGCTGGTAGTGAGTAGGCCCGGGGACGGCGTCACCTTCTTCCCGGGGGAGTACAAGCTTATCGAAGAGTAGTGATAGGTGTACCCTTGGGCGGTGTAGGGTGTTAGGGTAGCATAGAAATACACTGGGGTCAACTAAATAATTAAATAAAATTATTTGTTGACTCTGGCTTGATTCTGTGATTCCCCTAGAATTAATGTGATACGAGTAGGAACAACACAAGAGAGGCAACCTTGGCTAAAGTAAGTCTAATCAAACTGTGGACCAAAGAAGAGCACCAACAAATTCTTGGCAGTTTCCTCAATAACACTGATGCAGCTATTGCGTACAATAACAAATTTCGCAAGGGGGACGTAATCGTGTCTCGCCAGCTTGTACGCTACTGGCGCAGCATCTTCATGGATAACAAGGGCAGCAAGGCCAGTGCCAACCGCGGGCTGCAGGAGGCGCGTAAGCTAATCCAACCAAGCCCAACGGACGATATCGGGAATACAAAGGTGCCGGATATGTGCCACCGCATCCTGGTGGTAGGAGACTTGCACGCCCCCTATACTCACGTAGACGCCATGCCGTTCCTTGAGAGCGTGCGTGATGCGTACTGCCCGGACATGGTAGTGCAGGTGGGTGACGAGACCGATGGGCACGCAATCAGCTTCCACGACTCTGACCCTAACCTGGATAGCGCCGGGGTGGAGCTGGAGAAAGCCAAGCTAGTACTGGAGGAGCTGCATGAACTATTCCCGAACCTACTGGTTTGCGATTCCAATCACGGCTCACTTGTATATCGCCGCGCTAAAGCTCACGGTTTGCCAGTGCAATTTATCAAGAAGTACCGGGACATCTTATTCCCTGAGCATGGTGCTCCGGCGTGGTCGTGGGCCGACGCTTGGGTGCTCAATACACCGCTGGGGCCTGTCCGTTTCCAGCATCAAGTCAGCGGTGATTTCATGCTCAATGCATCCCATGAGCGCACCTCTCTGGTGTTGGGGCATGAGCATGGACGCTTCGAGGTTCAGTATGCTGCTTCTTCAACGGCGCTGTACTTTGGTGCGTATGCAGGGTGCTTGATTGACCGCAAGAGCATGGCCTTTGCCTATGGCAGGCTCACCCGCAAGAAACCAATCCTGGGTGTGATGGTAATCACCGAGGGTTGCCCGCAGTTAATTCCGATGCTGCTCGACGACGATGGTCGTTGGGTTGGTCGTTCTAAATAATATAGAGGTGATGATGAAAATGGGAATCTGTTCTGTGCTGGGTCTTATCTTTGTAACCCTGAAACTGACTGGTGTTATCGCCTGGTCCTGGCTGTGGGTGCTGCTCCCTTTCTGGGGACCTATTGTAGTTGGCGTAGTTCTGGTGTTCTTGGTGGCGGCCCTCAAAACCGCCTCACGATAAGCCCTGCATCTGCACGTAAATATCATTTAAACTAAACGAGGACGTAATTATATGACTATGAATGCACTTGACACTCTGAACTCCCTGGTAGCTGCTGCGATTGAAACGCAGGATGTTGACATGACTGAAACCTCACAGGGCGGCGCGTACGAGGATGTGCTGCTGCCGAAGGGTGAGTACTACGGCTACTTCACCGAGTACGTGGAAATCGGTAAGCGCCTGCCGACCAAGGGTGGTAAGCCTACCGGTAAGCCTGCAGTGGCTAACGTACGCATCGGCATTGTAGTGTTCGGCCCTAACGGCGAAGTGAAGCGTATCCGCCCGTACCCGATGGCTATCAGTAACTTTGAGCGAGCAGGCTTCAAGAAGTTCTTCGACAAGCTCAACTACGACAATAGCATTAAGCATGCTGCGCAGCGTCTGGGTCAGGCCTTCACCTTCCCGATTGATGAGCACACCAGTGCCGCGGGCAAGAAGTCTAACATCGTGGACCTGTCCGGTATCCGCCCGATTCCGAAGTTCGACCCGAACACTGGCGAGCCGATTAAAATGCCAGCGCTGGATGCATCCGAGATTAAGCTGTTCCTGTGGAACAACCCAACCAAAGAGACCTGGGATAGCCTGCACATCGAGGGCACCTTTGACGACGGTAAGAGCAAGAACTGGATTCAAGAAGACATGTACAAAGCCGTAGACTTCCCGGGCAGTGCTCTGGATATTATGCTGAACGCTGGCTCTGTTCCGAGTCCGGCAGCTATGCAGGCACCTGCTGCTCCCTCTGCACCGGCGGCTCCAGCTGCACCGCAAGCACCGGCAGCCCCAGCTACTCCAGTGGCTCCTGCAGCCCCTGCAGCCCCTGCAGCCCCTGCAGCTCCTGTAGCGCCTGCTGCGCCTGCTGCGCCCCAAGCCTAATCTACCCTAACCTAAACTAATACGGCCCCGCCTAGGGGCCTTAGAGGAAGCCTATGAACATCATCAATATCCTTATCAAACTCCTGAGCGCAGCCTATACAGCGGAAGCTAAACGCGCCGATGCCAAAGCGCAGTTTAACGAGCAGCTGGCAGTTAAATTCGCAGACGACGCAGTGCGCCTGGCCGCTCAATCCGAGGCGCGCGTAGAAGCCTCAAAGCACAGCAAAGATGAAGCGGCGAAGCATGCCGAGCAGGCAGACAAACTGCGCGCTAAGCGCGATGAAGTGGCGAACTTCCTGGGGGGTCTAAATGCGTATAATCACATGGGTCAAAGAACAGTACGCTGTGTTTCTGCTTCTGCGTGCACAGCGTTTGCAGAAACGAGCAAACGACTGGCACTGGGCAGCTAATTCTCACGCACATAGGGCAAGCCTTCTGGGTAATGAGATTAGTGCACACCGCTATCACCTGACTCGCCAGTGCGCCAAGTCCCGGCGCCGTGCATACGCCCTGGGCGCAGAGGCTACGGCCACTGAGACCAAAGCCCACAATTTCATTTCAAAACACAAACTGAAAGGATTTGATTAATGGACCAAGTACTTAACGCATACAAGAATCTGTCTTTCGCAGTTGGTGCAGCAGTATGCAGCACCGCATTGTGTGGTGTACGCCTCAATCATTTAGACAATGTTTACGACGCTTTAGACAAGCTAGCGGCCCTGTACGGCATGGATCTTGAGCTGGCCGCTACGGCCTTCAAAGAGCACAACGACCTGGCGGTACATGCCGATAAGTTACGGGGCGACGACCTCGTGCTTATTCGTGTAGTTGGCACGCTCAGCATCGGGCTGGCGGAGATTGGTTCCTGTATTTACGATGCAGACCAGAGTCTGCGTACTCCGGAAGTAATCGGGGACATGCTCGGCACAGTGCTGGTGCTGTCTGAACTGGAGGCTTGAGCATGAGCGTACGTGTAAAGGCGTCTGCACCTAGGCACAGCTTTATGGCGCCTTATGCTGAACATGCCTGCAACCGCTGGTACGTAACCTTTATCCGGGAGGACGACCCTAGCACCATGTACGTGGTGCGCTGGGCCGCTAAACCTACCCGCAAGCAGGTTAAGTTGGCAGCTAAATCAGTAGCCAGAATGGAGATTTAATAATGCTGTATGTATCTCGCGCAATTTACGTAGCTTTGATTCTCCCGCTGATTCCCTTGGCGGTACTGTGCTATCTCGGCGATAAGATTAGCAAGGCAAAGTGGGCAGAGCGTTGGGTTAACTGGGCCGACAAGAAGGCCCGTGATATTACGGGGCGCTAATGATTATCAACGGGGTTGACTTGTCCCAGCTCGGGGAGCAGTTAGCTCCACAGAACTCTGGGAAGATTCTGCTGTATGACGCGGATTTCACAGTTTATAAATCTGCCGCTACAGTGAAACGTTTGGACACTGCAATCCGCCGCTTCTATCAGCTACTGCTTGAGGACATGTTCCTGGTCGGCTGCTCAGAAGCAGTGGCGTATCTGACGCCTACGGGGTGTGCTAAGTGCCTGCGCTGGCACCTGCCTACGGCTAAGCCGTACCAAGGGAACCGCAATAAGCGTCAGGAGCTGCCACTCAAGACACCGTTGAAGCGGCACCTGATTGAGAACCCGGACCAGTATTCTGAGCATGGCATACAGGTGGTAAGCAGTGACTACTTTGAGGCCGATGACCTGTTCGTGATGGACTCGTACGCCTTCGGAGACCGGGGAATCCTGATGTCCCAGGACAAGGATTCCTGGCTCAGCCCTATGGCCCGGTTCGATATTCCTACCGGAACCGTGTGGCCTGCTCTGGATAATCCCTTCGGCTGGATTAAGTGGGATGATACCCAGGCTATGCCGGTGCGAGCACACGGCACCAAGTTCTTCTGGTGGCAAATGCTAGCAGGGGATGACGCAGATAACGTCAAAGGCATCACATTGCTTGATGGGAAGCTCTGTGGGAAGCGAACGGCCTTTGATGCTATCTACCCTATTACCTCAGAGCAGGGCGCCGCAGAATTCGTTGTAGCGGCTTATGCTCGAAACAACCAAGACGTACTCGCAGAGGCAGAATGCCTGTGGCTGAGACGCTCCCAATCAGATTCTGCCTATCAGTATCTGATGTCACTGTTGACTACTCCCAGTCTACGTGACTGGGTGCATTCGCTGCACGAGTACCATAAACAGCACATACAGTGGATACAGGAGCACCCAGACAATGGCGAAGATGTCTGCGAAGGAAATGAGCCTGCGGGCGATTGAGTTATACTATGAGGGGAAACATGATGAACTTGAAACTATTCTGGATGCGCTGCGTGAACGAGCACCCAAAACACATAGAAGAACGGTTGAGCATTTGGATTCTCTCATTCACGACAATGCTATGCTGGATGTAGTTGGGGAGATTGAGGTATGGCCCTAAGAAAGATTACACGGGCACAGATTCGCTCCGTGGCGATTAAGCTTGCCAAAGACCAGGGAGGTATCTGCCTCCTTTGTGGCAAACCTTTGGACTTCACAATCAAGGGGGTAACTGGTGATTCTGTTGTCGTTGACCACGATCATATTACTGGGCGTATTCGGGGTGCTCTTCATCGCTCGTGCAATGGAGGGGAAGGCAAAGTGGCATCTGCCGCTGGGCGCTGGATTGTTGGTAGCATGCAATCTTCTGGGGCTATTGCTGAATCTCTACGTAGGGTCGCCGATTACTTAGACCGTGAACCCACGGATATGCTATACTATACGCACAAGACGCCGGAAGAATTGGCACAGGCACAGAAGCTCAAGGCCCGCAAGGCCCGGGCACGACGCAAAGCACGGGAGACTATTAAGTGAAGACAGTAATCTTTGATTTGGATGGTACGCTGGCTGATGGCACGCACCGCCTGCACTTGCTGCCCACTGTGGATTTGCATCTGACAGATAGCTGGACAGAGTTCAATAAAGCGTCAAAGGATGATGCTCCGTTCAAGAATACCATCGACATTTGTAATGCGCTGGGTCGCAGTGGTTATTTTGTTATCATTCTCACCGGGCGGAGTGATGTTGCGAGAGCGGAAACAGAAGACTGGTTGCAGCGACACGGCGTTTACCACAACATGCTTCAAATGCGGTCACATTCTGATAATCGCAAGGACATCATCATTAAGGAAGAGTTTTTGCGCAATGTTGTAGGCTTGGAAGATGTAGTTGCGGCATGGGACGATAGTCCGGAAGTTATCAGACATTTCCGCTCACTGGGTATCACCACTTACGCTGTATGCGACTACGGTGCAGCAGCACATCGAACAGACTTAAAATCCCACGGGGTGGAGGAATTAGCATGAGCGCAGTAGGAACAGGCATGAAGTACGATGCAGGCAAACCTCGTATGGACCTGCTACTGGACGGGTGCCCGAATGCACTGCTTCGTATCAGCGATGTACTGACCTTCGGGGCCCAGAAGTATGCGGCACACAGTTGGCACACGGTGGCCGAAGGTAAGTCCCGATACAAGGCCGCGCTACTGCGGCACCTCACAGCACACGCTCTGGGGGAAACACTAGACTCGGAGAGTGGGTTGCCGCACCTGGCGCACGCCGCTTGTTGTGCGTTATTTATTCTAGAACTGGAGCAGATGGATAGTGCGGCCAAGTGAGTGGTGCCACATGATGTGGCAGAAAGCAGTAGAACGGGGCGACGAACGCTCCGCTAAAAACTACCTGGAGATGTATAACCTCTGGGTAAGTCGCAATCAGTAGTTAGAAGTACCGGACATAGCCAAGGAGACTAAGCGCCTATGATTAGCGCCCTGAATACGGTTGTAGTACCAGAGGAAGCACTGGTGAAACGCCAGCTGGAGCTTGAAGAGACCTATAAGATTCGCGGAATCGAGCGGGCACGTAAGCTGATTACGGACGCATTGCAGAACGGTGGGATTATGAACCTGCCGATGACGCAGCGTATGCTCACATCAGCATACGAGGTGGCTGCTGCCGCTATCGATGAGATGCGAAATGTCAAAGCCCCAGGCATTGGCGGCAAGTATCGCCGGTTCCTGCGCTTAATCCCCTTGGATGTTCTGACCACCCTGAGCCTGTGCACAATGTTTGAGGCGTTCAGCGTCGCCCCAGGTGAGTCTGCCAGTCGCCGCCAGACTGCACAAGCAGTAATGTCCGCATTGGGTAGGAACGTGCAGTCAGAGCTACTGGCTCTGCAGTTACGTAACGTAGCCCCCGCGTACATGGACCGTGTGTACGAGTACCTCACTGAGCGCCGTACGAAGTCCCCTTCGCACATCCTGCGTACGCTCCGAGCCAGTGCCGAGAACGTGCACTATGGGCACGAGCCTTGGACCAATGCCCAGAACATCTCCGTAGGGCGTCTGCTGTGTGCTGCAGTGTTTGAGACGGGTCTGTTCCAGTGGAAGACAGGTAGCGGGAACCTGAGCATGCTCTACCCGGCTGATGACGTTATGGAGGCCTTCCAGAAACTGGTGGAATCTGCCGACACTGTAACGATGAAGCCGCCTATGCTGGTCCCCCCGGTGCAGCACACCACTATGTGGGATGGTGGGTACCTTACCCCTATCGACAACCGCGGGACCTATCATAACTCACACATCGACCGCGCGCGTCTCCGCGAAGTAGCAGAAGCATTCAAGTCCGCGGACGGCATCAAAAAGGCGCTTAATAAGGCGCAGGAAACCCCATACCGCATTAATAAGCGCATACTGGAACTGGTGCAAGAAGCACGGGCCCTGGGTATTGGGATAGGTATGCCCCGCTCAATACCAGAGCCGAAGCCGGAGTGGTACTTGGATGGTGTACCAAAAGAGAACTACACCGAAGAAGAACTGGACCGCTTCGGTGAGTGGAAGACGCGTATGTCCCTGTGGTACAGTGCTGACCGTAAGCGTGTGTCGCAACTACGCAGCCTTCTGACTACGTTGGAGATGGCAGAGGAATTCAAAGATGAGAAAGCCCTGTACTTCCCGACTTGTGTGGACTGGCGCTACCGCCTGTACTTCAAGTCCTCGTTGCACCCGCAGGGTTCTGATTTGCAGAAGGCTCTGCTGGAATTCGGTAGAGGTAAACCTCTTGGAGAGAGAGGGTTGTTCTGGCTCAAAGTGCACGTCGCCACTTGCTTTGGTTATGACAAAACCCTATTCGAAGACCGCGCAGATTGGGTTGATAAAAATATGGCAGTTGTCCGCTCAGTTGCAGAGAATCCATTTGATTCGGACGCTTTTAAGCAGGCCGATTCACCGTGGTGTTTCTTGGCAGCAGTGCTCGACCTGGTGGCTGCTCTGGATTCTCCGTGCCCAGAAGAGTACATATCCAGAACTCCGGTTGCTATGGACGCTACAAACTCAGGTGGGCAGCATCTCTCAGCGCTCCTGAGAGACCCTGTAGGCGGTCGTCTGACGAACCTGTACTGGGAAGGTAACGACAAGAAAGCGGACCTGTACATGGATGTGAAGCGCCGTACGGACGAGAAGGTGATACTGGATCTGGACAAGGAGGATTTCGTTATCCAGAGCACGTACTGGAGAGAGAACGAAATCACCCGTAGCATGACCAAGCGCCCCAGCATGACCTACTTCTACAGCGCCACGGTGCGTAGCTGCAGCGACTACATCTTTGAAGGCGCCTGCGCTGAGGGATACGAGGGTACCGAGACTAATAGTCTATGGAACCTGTCGTGCTATCTGGCGCCGCGTATGCGTACCGCTATCGAGGAGGCAAATCCCGCTGCTGCGGCAGTTATGGGGTACTTGCAGAACCTCGCTAGACGTGTACCGGCAAGCCAGCACCTGCAGTGGTATACGCCGCTGGGTGGGCTCGTAATGAACCGCTACACGCAGCGTGAAGAAGTGCGCGTACGTATTGACTGCATGAACCTGTCAGCGGTGCTGGTACACAACCGGGATTTCAAGACCTGCAACAAGCGCAAAGCAGCCTCGGGGATTGCTCCTAACTTTGTACACAGCCTGGACAGCACGCACTTGATGATGGTGCTCTGTGCTGCGGAGGGGTTGGACATTGTGCCTATTCACGACTCGCTGGCTACTCACGCAGCTGACGTTGACGCCATGCATAGGCACATCCGTGAGCAGTTTGTGCGCCTGTATGAAGAGAATGACCTGCTTGGCGACATTACTCGCGCGGCGGCAGCAGCCGGGGCAGACTTGACGGACCTGGACATGCCGGAGGTGGGCACTTTGGACATCCGGCAAGTGCTAGAATCCCCGTTCTTCTTCTGCTAAAAATTTAATGTTACAGGAGTAGGAATGAAGTTAAAACACACTAGTAAAACTTCCGACTACACTCTCAAGGTTCTGTATAAATCTGACGACATCACAGACGCAGTGAAGCAACTGCATGAACTGGGCCACGGCATTAGTCGGGGCCTGGCTCCAGAGCAGCACTACTGGAGGGTGCTAGGAAGTATACTGGGTAAACAGTATATACTAGGAGTCTATGACTCCCAAGGCGACTTAGTCGGTGCTGTCAGCTACTACCCAGAGGCTGTAGAGGACTGTCATTACGTAGAGCCTGTGCTGTATACAGACTTCTTCGTATTGAAACAGGACAACGGCGCGGCAGTGTCTGTGATTATGCAGGGCCTGCACGCAATAGCCAAGTGCATGCGTGCTGGGCGTATCGCCATTAGCCGGAGCACGTCTGGTAACACGTACAAAACAACTTATCATTTAGTGAGGTCAGAATGAGTGGTGGTTTAGGTAAACTGTTAGGCAAGGCCACGGATATGCTTGGCCTTACGGACAACGCAGGATTAGAGGCGCAGCAGCGCTTGGCAGAGCAACAGGCCAGCGCAGCTAAACAACAGGCTGCCCTAGAGGCTAATAGCGCCGCAGATAATATTGCTGAGATTGACCCCGCAGGGGCTGCCTCTGCATCTGCAGATGCAATTACGTCTGAGCAGAAGAAACGGCGACAAGCAGGGCAGAGCAATCCTCTGGGCCTGTAAGGGGGTAGCTTGGAACAAAAAGCAACATTAGCAGAACTCTTTAAGAAGGACCAGGACGCGGGCGTCTTGGATGCCTCTGAGAAGTTTGCGCAGTGGACGCTCAGCACTATCTTTACCCGGGACGACTCCCTGGACGGTAGACGCAGACCGCTAGAGCGTGACTACCAGAGCACCGGAGCGCAGCTGGTCAACACTGCAGCCACTAAGATTGTAGGCGCACTGTTCCCGCAGGGTACCAGCTTCTTCCGGTTCTCCAAGAGTTCGGACCTGGACGAGTTCATTAGTTCGCTGGGCAGTGCAGCTACAGCAGAATCTAAGCTGGCCGAGGTCGAGAACACGGCGTCACAGAAAGTATTTGAGAAAGACGGTTATGCTGCGAAGTTGCAAGCTGTGAAGCTGCTGCTGGTTACAGGTAACGCGTTGGAGTATATTGATGAGCGGACAGGTAAATCCATCGTCTACTCAGTCCGTAACTTTACCGTTCGAAGGGATGGCAGCGGGAACGTCCTGCGACTCATTATCAGAGAGCGCGCAAGCGTCCAGGACCTGCCAGAGAGTTTCCGCGGCACCTTCTACCGTGACAAAGACCCATACGGCGACGTTGATATCTACACTGCCGCTTGTCGCAAGGTTAAGCGGACAGAGGACGGTGCAGAGGTAGTAAGCTACGAGGTGTACCAAGAAGCAGACGGGCACCGTATCGGGGACAGCAGCACCTACCCGGAGCTGGAGCTTCCTTATAACGTGCTGGTGTGGAACCTTGTTAGTGGTGAGCACTACGGGCGCGGCTTGGTAGAGGACTACGCCGGGGACTTCGCCCGATTATCGGTACTGTCGGAAGCGTTGACTAACTACGAGGTTGAGTCTGCGAGGTTAATTCCGCTGATTGACGCAAGCTCCGGGTTAGACGTGGACGAGTTCTCAACGTCGGAGACGGGTGAGGCTGTGCAGGTGGGTGGTGGTGGTTCCAACGGGAACAGCAAATCCCCCGTCACTGCTTACGAGGGTGGCTCTGCCCATAAGATTCAGTGGATTGCCAGCAACATTCAGATGCTAGAACAGAAACTGTCTCGTGCGTTTATGTACACCGGTAACTCCCGGCAGGGCGAGCGCGTCACGGCCTACGAGATTCGCCAGAATGCCAAAGAGGCGGAAGCTGCTATGGGTGGCGGGTTCAGTATCCTGAGCGACACCTGGCTGCGTAAGCTGGCGTACCTGTATACTGCACTGGTGTATCCTCGCTTTAAGCTTTATCTCAGCGAAGGCGTAGTGAACATCAACGTTACGGTGGGTACTTCTGCACTGGCTAAAGCCGCGGCGGCTGACAAGCTGTTAGAGGCGGCACAGTCCATGCAGCTGGCTATACCGGTGCTTGAGCAGATTACTCCACGCTTCAACAAGGATGCGTGCGTAGACTGGTACTTCGACGCCTACGGTATCGTTAGCGAGCCGTTCATGTACACCGAAGAGCAGCTGCAGCAGAAGCAACAGGTTCAAGATGCGTCTGCCGATGTATCCGCAGGTGCAGCGCAGGACCAACTCCAGGGCTTGGCAGCAGCAGACCCGACAGTAGCAGGCAAGCAGCTAGGCTTATTACCAAGTTAACAACAGAGGCATAGATGGATAACGTAGAAAACGGTCAAAACGTAGAAACTACACAGGTAGAGAACCAAGGTGGCCCTAAGATTCCGGGCCTAGGTGCTCCCCTTAGCGCCCCGAACAATCAAGGCGTGCAGGATGCACAGACCCCTACCCAGCAGCAACAGGGCAAAGATTCCCCTGACCCTGCTAAGATTCCTCTGGATATCGAAGCCCTAAAAGCGGCCCTGGATAAGGGTGGCGATAGCGCTAAAGAGCAGCCCCAGGAGCTGGCTAAGACAGGCAACCCGACGATTGACGCCGGTGTAGCTATGTTGCAGAAAGTATCTGGGTTAACTGACTCTGATATGGTGCGGGCACTTGGTAAGGCCCTGGAGTATCAGGACCCTAACCTAATCGATACGGCCTTCATTAAGGAACGTTTCGGAGAGCACGCTGCTTATGCAGAGTTGCTGGCTAAAGCGTACCTGGAAGACCAGGTTGGTCAAGCCACCAAGGCAGTACAGGAAGCTTACGATATTGTAGGCGGGGAGGAGAACTGGGAGGTAGCAGCGCAGCTGTTTAATTCCAAGGCCCCTGAACCTCTGCGTAACGCGGCTCGTGTACTCGCTAACTCGGGCGAGCTCAAGCAGGCCGCTGAGTTGGTGGCGAGCTTCTGCCGGGATATGGGTCTTATCAAGACACAGAACCCAATGGTACGCGGCGTGGCCAGCAACAATGCACTATCTGCTGCGGAATTCCGCGCAGAATATACCAAACTCCGTCAGGAAGCGGGCAACCGTAGCTTGGCGTCTCCACAGTTCAGTCAACGTTATAACGATTTGCTCGCACGCCGTGAAGCTGGTAAGCGCGTAGGTCTTTAATTTTATTTATAAAGGAAACTAAAGCATGGCCAACACTATTTATAATGGCAACCTGACTCGTCCACACTGGGGCGGCGCAGACTCCGACGTAGACGTTCACCTGGAAGTGTACCAGAACGAAGTGGATACCCGCTTCCAGTACCAGGCTCTGTTCCTGGGCCTCTCCAGCCAGCGCTCTATCAGCGGTTCCAATACCTACCGTATTGACCGCCTGAACACCTCCTCGGTGAAGGGTCGTCGCTCTGGTGAGGCGTTGGATAGCACCCCTGTCCGTAACGATAAGATGATTATCGTGGTGGATACGGTGCTGTATATCCGTAACCCGATTGACTACCAGGACGACTGGACCGGTCCGGACTTCCTGACCGAGATGGGTCAGAACAACGGCTCCGAGTTCGCGGAGACCTTCGACCAGGCGCACCTGATTCAGCTCATCAAGGGCCGTTCCTGGGTTGCCCCGGCGCACCTGAAACCGGCGTTCAACGACGGTATTGAGGTGGGCGCAGCTATCCTGGTTCCTGGCACCACTACCGACACGCAGCTGACCCAGGCTGAGATGGAGGCGAACGCCATGAACATCAACCTGGCCCACAAGGCTGGTATTGATGAACTCATCAAGCGTAAGACCCCGCTGGCGGACATGATTACCCTGGTAGATGTCGATACCTATTCGCGTCTGCTGGAGCATCCGAAGCTCCTGAACCTGGATTTCGGTGCGTCCAACAACGACGGTTACAAAGACCGTCGTGTAGTGAAGATGAACGGCGTGCCTGTAGTAGAGTGCACCGAGTTCCCGACCTCGGCTGGTACGCACCCTCTGGGCTCTGCTTACACCGTCACCGCTGACGACGCGCTGTGCCGTATGGTGACTTTCAGCAAGTCCAAGACCCTGGTGACTGTCGAAGCTAAGCCGTTCACCTCCCGTATCTGGGATGATGAGCGCGAGTTCAGCAACGTGCTGGACTGCTACGCGATGTACAACATCGGTCTGCGTCGTCCGGACACCGCTGCAGTGACTAAGTTCACCTTCACCACCAAGCTCTAATTGGAGGTTCAATGGCAGTAATTGCTACGTTCGGTCTGGAGACTCTCCAGGCCAATGCAGCTCAGCGGGAGGCGGTTAAGGCCGCCACCGATGTAGCTAAGAACATCCAGGTGGCCTCGGTCGAGTCTGGCCGCAAGGCTACCAAGAAAACCCGCAAGGCGGCTGATGTAGCCGCTGATACTACGGAAGAGTAATACGCGCCCCTGGTGCCTTCGGGTGCCAGGGGCTTTTTTTGTCCCTGTCTTAAGGGTCCAAGGGGTCTTTAATAGAGGAACAAATATGAGAGAATTAGACGCTGTGAACCTGACGCTGGAAGCCCTTGGGGAGTCTCGCGTCATGGACATCAACACTAGTAACCCTAGCGCTGGATTAGCTCGCTCTGCGCTTGCGCGCAATCGTCGCGGGTTACTCAGCACAGGGTTCTGGTTTAACGTGGTCGAGCGCGAAGTTACACCCACCACTGACGGCCTGATTAAGGTGCCGTGGAACCAGCTGGCCGTGTACGATGCCTGCTCAGAATCCAAGTACGGGGTACGTGATGGGAACCTATACGACCTGGTAGAGCAGAACCAATACTTCGATACGCCTGTACGTATTCGTGTGGTCCTGGATTTGGCCTTTGAGGACCTGCCGGAGCACGCAGCTATGTGGGTGGCTAACTACACCACTGCGCAGGTGTACCTCAACGACCTTGGCGGCGACAGCAACTACGCTAATTACGCACAGGAAGCTGAGCGTTACAAGAGCATGGTGCTGCGCGAGCATCTGCGCAATCAGAAGTTCAGCACCAGCAAGACCCGCTTTGCACGCAGAATCCGCCGTGCTCGTTTTATGGTTTAAGGAGGGTATATGGCCCAGTCCCTAGAGGGTACCATTCAGAGCCTGCTGCAGGGCGTATCCCAGCAGGTTCCAAGAGAGCGCCAGCCCGGGCAACTGGGGGCGCAGCTGAATATGCTCAGCGACCCGGTTTCCGGCATCCGCCGCCGCCCGCCGGGTGAGATTGTCTGGGAGAGTACGATTGATAATCCGGGGCTTGACTCCCTGTTCACTGAATACGTCGAGCGTGGCACTGACGGTAGGCACCTGCTGATTAACACCAGCAACGGTAACTGGTGGTTGCTGGCTAAGAATGGAAAGACCATCCTTAATTCCGGCAACGACCCATACTTCGTTACCACCGTAGGCCAGACTTCTTTGCAGACCGCAAGCATTGCCGGACTGACTTATATCCTGAATACGGAGATGGCCCCGAACACAACCGTGGACAATACTGGGCGCGTCGACCCCAGCACCACTGGGTTCTTCTACGTCAAATCTGCGGCATTCCAGAAACGTTGGAACGTCACTGTTACCTCCGCAGGGGTAGACTACTCAGGGGACTACACCGCCCCAGCTGCTGGTAGCACCAGTGGTAACGCTGAGGAGGTATCTGGTGCTTACGTTGCTCAGCAACTGCGAGACTCTCTTGTAGCGAACGGGTTGCCAGCTGGGAACGTGAGCGTACGTGGCGCGTACCTGTTCTTCTATGGGTTAAGCAACTGTGTGGTATCCTCTGACGCTGGCGATACTTACGCTGGGGTTTCTAACCAGTCTCGCGTAGACCAGGAGCAGGACCTGCCTGCACAGCTCCCCGCAGAAGCTGACGGGGCAATGTGCCGTGTAGGTACAGCCTCGTCTGAGACAGCATGGTATCAGTTCAGCTACAGTACCCGCACCTGGTCCGAGGTGGGGGCGTACGGTAGCATCACCAAGATTACGAACATGCCCAGAGAGCTCGCCGCGGATGACAACATCATTGCGCGCGATTGGGAGGGGCGCTTAGCTGGTAACGACGATAACAACAGTAATCCCGGATTCGTCGAGAATGGCTACATCACTGGTATTGCAGCTTTCCAGGGGCGCCTGGTCCTGCTTAGTGGTAGCTCCGTGGATATGTCAGCCTCGGGCCTGTATCAGCGATTCTACCGCTCTACTGTGACGTCCTTGCTGGATACGGACCGTATCAGCATTAGCTCTGCGTCTGCCCAGGATTCTGTGTACCGCACCGCTGTGCAGTTCAACCGGGACTTGGTTCTATTTGCTAATAGCATGCAGGCGGTTGTGCCGGGCTCTGCAGTGCTTACGCCTACCAACGCAAGCATCAGTATTACCAGCACCTATGATTGTGACAGCCGTGTTACCCCGGTAATGGCGGGTCAGACAGTAATCTACCCGAACAAGCGCAACGACAGCTACGCCGGTATTCTGGAGTTAATCCCGTCGCCATACACCGCTGCGCAGTACACTACGCAGGATGCCACGGTGCACCTACCTCGGTATATCCCAGGTAGGATATTGCAGATGCAAAACTCCAGTGTCACCAATATGGCCTTCTCACGCATGTCTGGGGAGCGTAATAGCCTGCTGGTCTACGAGTTCATGTGGGGCGGAAGCGACGGCGCTAAGATGCAGGCGGCGTGGCATAAGTGGTCGTTCCCGTACCCAATACTGGGCGTACAGGCGCTGGAGGATGAGGTGTTCTTGTACATGCAAGGGCCCAGTCCCAGCAACAAGCTTTTGATTGTGTCTATGGACCCGCGTGAAGGTTATCAGCTGGGCTCAGAGTACCGCGAAGCCTACTCGGATTTGCAGAAGCAAGTTCAAGTGCAGGACGGGGTGTTCACTGTTCCGTCGGTATTGCGCCCGGTTGGGTGGGCGGACAACTACAAGGAAGAGCTTATCCTAACGTACTTGCCCAGCAACCCTATGGGGCCTACTGAGGTTGGCATCAAGGAGATTGCCGGGGAGAACACCCTACGGGTTGTGCGTGGCGTACCTGATGGCACCTATGTAATCGGGAGACGTTACCGTAGTACGTTCACGCTAACTACACCTATTCTACGGGACCAGAATGACAAGCTCGTGGGAAGTGGGCATGTGCGCCTGCTGCGTCTGGACGTTGCAATACGTAACTCTGGGCACTTCGACGTACAGGTACTAGACACCCCGCGGGACGTCAATTGGGGTGGAGAACTGACCGGTATCCTGATGAACTCAAAGGAGCTGACGCTTGGGCAGGCTCTGCGTATGGACTTGGCTACGATTACCGTACCATGCCGCACCAACGCAGACACAACAGAGGTGTCACTATTTACTGAGGGTTCTATGGAACTGAACGTGCTGGATATATCGTACATCCTGCGCTACAACCAACGCAGACGGAGAATTTAATATGTGGTGGATGGTTGCGGCCATGGCCGCTAAGACCGTTCTGGGGCAGGGTGCTCAGATTGAAGTGTCCAAGGCCAGGAACAAGGCTGTGATTCAACAGACAGCCAAACAGCTAAACGACATCGCGCTACAGCGCGCCCAGTCCAGGGACCGGACTGAGGTGTCTCTGTTTAACATTCAGCAGCAGAAGCTGCAGGCACAGAGCCAAGTAGGACTGCAGGCAGCAGCTTCCGGCACTATGGGGGCTTCTGTTAAAGACGCCGTAGTCACGGTGAACACTGTAGCCGGACGGCAAGAGGCCAGCGTGCGTGACCAGCAGGCAACCCAGGAAGAGGGCTTCCGTCTAATGACAGATAAGGCTGTGGATAGCGGCCTGGCTAACATGGATATGGAGGACCCGTACGATAACATGTTTAACTCGCTGTTGAGTGTCGGGGCATCCGCTGTTGGGCAGTACGCCGGTAACGCTGCGTCATCTTCTGACTCTGGCAGCTCTTCGCCTGGGAGCGGAGCGTCAGCTACGCAGAACATGGCATCCTCCTATGACTTATGGGGGAGTAAGGGCAATAGCCCAGTTCACACCTGGTAAATTAGGAGGAATACTAAATGCCTGTGATTCAACCCAGTAGACAGGGGCTAAATATCGGCGGCGTGCAACTGCAGTCCAACGATGTTAGCTTACCGTCAACGGTAAGTGAGGTGTCTGTTGATACCTCCAAAGCAAAACGCCTAGCTGCCCTGTCAGGGTTCGTGCAGGACTTCGGCGTAGGTTTCGACGAGGCAGTAAAAGAAAACGCTGCAGCCGCCACCGTGCGCGGAGCTATGGATGCTCAGGGCGCAGTAGATGCAATGGCCTCCAAGGACGAGGCTGTACAGAAGCAAAACATCTTCGTGCGCGAAGCCTACCAGGACGGCTACGTATCCGCCGCCGCGTACGACACTCTAGCCAAGTGGCGCACAGACAGCATCGCCCGGGCTAAGAAAGCTGCCGAGGCAGGGCTAACTGACGAGGAATTCCAGCAGCAGGAGCAAGAGCACGTACAGTCAATGTCAGACAAGCTCGGGATGTATCTCCCGGATATGTCCAAGCAGTCTGCTACGAGTATACTGCAGCAGCTCCGCGCTACCAGTATGGCTAACTATACAGCCTTCCAGAAAGGACGTGCTGCGTTTGCCCTGGCCCAGGCTGACCGTGCCCTCGACCGTGGACTGAGTGCGTCCAGCGATGAGTTCTATCAGCGTCTGCAGGCAGGGCAGGGTGCCGCTGCGCAGATGTCCATTAAGACGGGCTTAGACAGTATCCTGGCTGCTGAGCACCTGGACAAGAGCAAGAAGCTGGACCGGGCCAAGCAGTATCTTGTCAGCGTAGCGCAGCAGACACAGGACCCGCTGGTAATCAACCAGCTGCAGGAAATGGCCACCAAGGAACTCGGCGTCAACTCCGTGGATGTCAACGCAGCGCTGTATCAGGAGTTCAAGCGAGCCGGTGCTCAGATTGAGACCCAAGCCCGTTTCGAAATCTCTGATGCAATCCAGTCTCTTGAGGGGCAGACTCCTGAGCAGCAGGAACAGACGATGACGCGTATTCGTAGTCGAGTCATTGAGCTGTCAGCATCGGACGTGCTCAGCGCCGGTACCAGCATGGAGTTCTGGAACAAGGCTCAGACCATTCGTGAGAAGGCAGCAGACACTCAGGCATTGCGCACAGCGATTACTGGGAATATGCCAAGCTCCACTCTGGCGGGGATGTTCAAGGGAGACCTAGATAAGGCACGTACTCAGCTGCTCAAGAGCTTTCCGGATACCCCGGAAGGGAACCTGCAGCTGCTGGCATACGGGAGCAACAGCAAGGATGCGTGGGCAGTCAACGAAGCGCACAAGCGTATGTCTTCTGATATGGCACGTACGCTGACTACGCTGGACCAGCTCGGTGAGGATGGCGAGGTTTCCCGCGAGAACGTCAACAGCATCAACTTGTGGGCACAGGCTTATAGCACCAGTACGGACTTAGGGAAGATGGCACTGCTGTCTGAGGTCCCATCGGAGTGGCGTGGAGTGGTGCAGAAAGCCGTTACACAAAACCCAAATAATGCCAGCAACACTATCTTGGACGATCTTCGCCGCCAGGCTAGGAATAAGGCGAGTGGGCGCTACAGCAATATCCAAAGTAACCCCACGGACAAGATGGTGGACCCAAGCGGCACGGCTAACTGGTTCAGCTTCTTCGGGGATGCAGACGCCCAGCGCCAGGAAGCGCGAGCTGCCATGGAAGATGAGTACCGTTATGTGTATAACCACAACCCGGAATCCCTTGTAGGGAAGGACGCTGACGACATCAATACGATGCTAAAAGGCAATATCCAATCCCGTAAGCTGGAGTTGGACATTGCTGGGGCACCTAGGCATGTGTATCTGCCCGCTGGCACCTCTGTGCAATCTATCATGGGTGATTATAAGGGCGACCAAGAGCAATTCAAGGCCTCCCTGCAGCAACATATACAGAACCAGGTTCAGTATATGTCAGACCCCAGCAACATAGAGCGTGTAGTAGTACAGGCCGCCACCGCGGGCAACGCAGGTCAGAACATGACCGTAACCGTGTTCGACAAGAAGGGCGCCTTCCAGACGATGTCTGTAAACCTTCGAGACGTTCAGGCTACTGCGCAGGCTGCGTATGATTCAGCGCTGGCTGGAGAGATGAAGATTGGCAGCGAACAAGTAGGCGTACGTCCCGCTACCTTCTATGACCACGACAACGGACGTGCTGTCAGCGTACAGGTCAACGGTCGTAACTCGGTGGGGCTGGAGCCGTCGCTGTTTAGTGACATTCTCGCCACCACTATGAAGTTCGAAGGGTTCCGAGAAGGTAAGGGCAAGGGCAGTGTAGGCTTCGGTCTGCACGTTAACTCGGGCATGCCTGTCCCGCAGAAAGTGACCATTGATGACGGCATCAGTATCCTCAAGTCCTCCCTGGAGAAGCAGTACATCCCGAACGTGCAGAAGCAACTCAAGGGGCAGGGTTTGAATGCCTCCGACGAGGCGTTAAAGGTAATGGTGGACCTGAACTATCACGGTGGTAACGGTAGCTCTGGCCCTGTAGCTGAGGCGCTGGCACAGGTACGCAAGGCTGCTAAGTCCCCGGTGGGGGCGTATCAGTACCCTGTATCTGAGGCCCAGGGTAGGGCTTGGCAAGCGCTGCGGAATACCCCGGCGTACAAGCAGGCCCAACCTGAGCGTAAGAAGTACCTGGAACAAAACCTACGTGATTGGCTCTTCGAAGCAACGCACTAACTAGAGGCCCTTCGGGGCCTCCCCCTTATCAAAATTCTTTTAGGAGATATTATGGCTCAGTTTCTGAACCAAGAACCGAATCCACAGGAAAAGGATTCTGCTAAGGGCGCAACACTTAAACCTGCGCCTGAGCGCGTAGATTGGAACGATGCCGGGGACAACGGTCTGAACGCACTGGAGCGTGCCTCATTACTAGCGCAGGCCAAGACTCCGGCTACTACAGCCGCAGAGAGCTTTGCGTCAGGTATGGGCAACAGCATCATCGCCGCAGCTATCCGCAAGGCATCTGCTCCGGCATTTGACCGAGACCCGAACTTTAACGCCAAGCAGACTCTTAGCAGCGATACCCGGGCTAAGCTGTACGCCCCAAATCAGGAAGAGATTGAGTACCTGCACGATTCCGTGTCGGTAGAAGATTACAACTACCGCATGCAGCAGATGCTTGAGCAGCGTGACCGTGACCGCTTAATGGCCGACAACACAGTAGCCGGGTTCGCGGGTATGTTAGTAGGCGACTCCCCGTTCATCCTGGCCCCGATGTCTGCCGCTGGTATTGCTGGCCGCGCGGGTTTGGCTGCACGTACCGCTATCCGCACTGCTGATGTAGGTACTGCATTCTATGCACAGGACCAACTGGGCCAGTCCGCCGCGGTAACTGCGCTGATAGCTGGGGTAGCTGGACTGGACCAGCTCTGGGATATGTCTAGGGCTGCTAAAGCTGCCGCTAAGGCTCGTACTGGGCGTGAGCCTATGTTCGACCCAGAAGCGCCTACAACTCGTACAGCGAGGGACGCTAATGTTACAGGAGTAGGAGAGGGAGAGGAAATTCTCACTAAGACACTGGATGAAAGCATCCAAGTATCGAGAAACAATACCGCCTCCGTGAACATGAAAGCGCAGCACGTAGTTCAGTTCTTGAAGAAGTCTGAACATTTAACGGCAGGTCAGAAGGCTATTCTGGACACGCTGGGTGATGCTGTAAACGACATTGATTTTAAACTAGTAGCAGGCTCCGCAAACCGCAGCCGCTACACTTATGCACAACAAGATTTAGCTAAGCGGGGAGAGATATCCCTGCGCGCGCCTAAGCAAGCTAACGGCAGCACCTGGACTACAGTCGGTGATGCGCTGCGCGCTATGGATGCAGATACAAGCAAGGTGGCCGTGCACGAGCTGATTCATGCTGCTACTGCGCGCGCCATTGACAGTAATCCCGAGATTGCTAAACGCCTGGAGGAAGTGCGCGCTGTTATTGCAGCTGATTCCACCCTGACACCGCGTATGCGATATTACGCAAGTAATGTGCACGAGATGCTGGCAGGCTTAGGCGACAGCCCTGAGTGGGTTGAGTACCTGGCACGTACGCAGTCTCCCACCGGTAAGAGCATGCTCCGCCAACTGGGTGAGTACATCATGAACGCTCTGGGCATCAAGGCCAAAGGCTCTGCCTTGGAGGATGTACTGGATGCGTACGAGGACGCAGTTAAGTGGACAGCTAAGGATTATGCAGACCAAGCCCAGAGCTTCCGTAGCGAGGCATTCCAGGACCTGGCGGGAAGCACTACCCTCAACGAGGCTAAGCGTGCCCAAGCTATGCTGGACGGCGCTAAGAAGAAGCTCTCCACTATGTTTGCCCTGTACGATAATATCGCCCAAGGCAACGAAGACTTGGCTAAACTGCTAGTGTCTGACGCGTCCGCCGTAGGTGGCCGTCGCCCGTCAGTGGTAGACTACAAGCGTAACCTCACTTTGGAGATGGATGCTCGCGCCAGCGTAGTGGAAGATGCTATCCTGGGCGCGTTGAAGGATAAGGGTGTAGGGGTGCTCTCACGCTTCTTCCATCGTAGTAATTTCCGCGCTGAGCGGGCTGCGCTGGAAGACCGCCTGGGTAAGTACCTGGATGCTGCCTACAGCGCTGACGTAAACGGTCGCGCTGTCCCGGTGCCGGATGCAGAGATTGCTCCGCTGGTTGATGCCTACCGTCGCTCTGGCTGGGCTAGCAAGTGGCATGATCACATGACCGCTGCTGGCTTGGTGGATGATGGTGCGTTGGTTAAATCCGACTACTACTTCCCGCGCCAGTACAGCTACGACAAGATGCGCCAAGGCATCGCACAGGGTAACACTCTGGATGACTACCGCGCCCTGTTCCGGTCCGCCCTGCGGGACGTGTACCCGAGCATGGAGTCAGAGGTAGTGCAGCGTGTTGCTAAGGAGATGGTTGATGGCATCTACAACGGCCGTGTCGGGCAGTCTGGTCCTACGTGGAAGCAGCTGATTAACGGCATGGGTAATGACGAGGTCGTCATGGCTATGCGCAGCGCCGGTGTAGAAGAGTCTGCAATCCAGAGCTTCCTGGCTGGTAACGTACGAGAATCCGGCAGCACATCCCCTGCGAGGAACTTACGCCAGCGTACTCGGTTCAACATGGACAAAGAGTACCTGATTAACGGAAAGAGCATGCGCATGCAGGACCTGATGGATACTGACGTAGCCAAGGTTATGCACGGGTACACTAACCGTATGTCTGGGCGTGTAGGTATGGCCTATGCAGGCGTACAGGACCTGGGACAGCTCGCTAAGATGATTGATGAGTCTAAGCACGCACTGGCTGATTCCGCTAAGTGGGAGAAGACCGTCAACGACACCATCGACTTTATCCTGGGTGGGGCACCTGCTGACGCTGGGCAGCTTCCGGATTTACTGCGGGCAGCTGGGAACATGGCGAACGCCACTATGCTCAAGAACTCCGGCCTGTATCAGCTGACTGATACTGCTTTGGCTATGAAGGAGTTCGGTATGGCTAGAGTGCTGCGCAGTATGCGTGACCAGCCTTGGTTCAAGGAAGGTGCCGTAGCTATCAAGACCCCAGATATGGCTTCTCGTCTAGACACCGTGCTGCGAGGTAATATCCAGAAGGAGATGCGCTTCCGTTGGTTGAATACGTACGCTGACGATAACCTGGACCTGACCCGTCAGGCATCTTGGTTCAACGTCACCCAGAACGTTGGGCAGGCTGCACGCCACGTCAACGGTATGAGTATGGTGCACCGGCTGCAGGTTAACCTGAACTCCGGTATTGTGGCGGACGAGCTTACGCAGATGTTCAAGGGCGACGCTGAGGCGTTTAAGCGTCTAGAGCGTTTCGGGCTTACCCGTGATGTTGCGGACCGCGCTATCGCTGCCAATAAGGCCAACCCGGGCGCTATGTTCCAGCCGGACCTGCAAATGCAAGTTGAGGTTGTAGGGACGCGTATGATGGACTACCTGGTACAGCAGATTCGTACTGGAGAGACCTCACACTTTGCACAATTCAACCCTATCGGTAAACTTATTGTCGGCTACCAGAGCTTCGCACTGGCTGCCACCAACAAGATTCTGCGTAGGGAGTTGAACGATGCTGGGTGGATTGGTGTAGCCCATATCATGGCGTATCAGTTCCCGTTGATGCTGCTGGCTACTATGGCTAAGCACGGTATGGATGGGAAGGACGTAGACACTAAGAAACTCATCGGTGAGTCCGTAACGGGTATGAGTGCCATCGGCGGGGTATCATTACTGCAGGATATTTTCCTGGGAGATTCTCCTCGTCACTCATTAGCATCTATGGGTTACGTCACAGGGCTGCTCGGGGCAGTACAGGACCTGGCTACCGGTAATATGGATATCAAGACCTTCACTAAGCAGGTACCACTAATCCAGGAATTCGCACCTACGCGAGCTATCATCAATAACTTCGGAGACGATTAATATGGCATTCAGCTGGCAAGAGTCTGTAAAGCCTGCAGGTACTCAGGATATCCAGTGTGATATCGAGTACCTGGATAAGTCCTATATTCACGTTTACTTAGATGGTGCTGAGACTACTGCCTTCACTTGGACCAGCTCCACCAATATTCGCCTGAACTCGCCGCTGTCTGCAGAGACAGCGGTGCTGCTCATTCGTAAGACTGAACGAGAGTACCTATACATTGAGTTTGCTAGTGGTGCTCCGTTCATCGAAGTAAACGTAGATACCCAGAATACACAGTTCCTGCACCTGGCTCAAGAACTGGTTGAGGGACGCTCTATCGAGGGCTTCTACGGCGACATTAACATGCACCGCTACCGCATCACAAACCTGGGCGACCCAGTAGATGCACGAGACGCTGCTAACAAGCAATACGTCGATGCCGGGGATGCCCGGCTAGACCAACGCATTGACGCGGAGCACGCCGCTTGGGTGGCCGCTGTAGCCAACGAGGCTGCCATTCGTAAGGCCGCCGACGATGCGTTGGACGTGCGCACCACGAACCTTGAGCAGACATATTTCAACGCCAACACGAACAGCTTCCCTTGGTGGACTGTTCTGACCGCTGATACGGATACCGTGACGCCTGGTATGCCTTTCACCAAGGCCAAGGTGCGTGTCAACGGGGTAACACAGACCGCGGGCTACTCCTACACCGTTAACGCTGGCGTCGTGAAGTTCGCCGAGGCTCTCCCAGCCGGTACGCTGGTTGATATGACTATCGGGATTGACACAGAAGCTGATACCAGTGCTGCATCTACAGTGATGGGCCTCTTGGCTAGTCCTAGTGGGGCTAGCTACATTGGGACGTCTGTAGGGATGACCGTGGAGCAGTATATTGGCTCTAAACTTGATGCCGATCAGCTGCAGGACTCTAGCATTATTCACTTCATGACTGGGGCTGATAAAAATACTCTGCTCAATACCCCCGGAGCGGAAGTAGCTGTGGATTACGCCCTACAGGCGGCTATTGATGCTGGATTAAAATCTGTGGTGTTTCCGTGGAGTGTTGCAGGTATATATACCCTAAACGGCTCGGTAACTATACCAAGCGGGTTTATCATAACCGGTAAGTGCAGCAAACCCTACACCTTGAGCAGTACCAATCCAGGGGCTACTTTCATAGGAAAAGGTACTGTTATCAGGAAGGCAGCTGGTGCTGACTACATCTTTGGGCCGGGCAGTTCTTTCCGTATATTCGGCTGCATCCTTGATGGTCGAGATAATCTTAGACCATTAATAGACCAGACAAATCAAGTCCGCGGTGGGCTGTTATTTGATTGTGGATTGTATAGATTCCTGCGTATAGGGAGTTATGCGTACACGTCAATACAGATAGGTATGGGCATTATTTGTGCCAACACTGTGGGTTGTTATAACTTTATAGATTCTAAAGTTATAAACGTTACCATAAACGCTAATGCGAGCCACGGTGTACACAACACCACGGGGGCTAATAATAACCTGTATGAGAACGTCAGAAACGAGTGGAACGGTGGTGTCGGGTATTTATTCGACGGCTCAGTTGGTAACATCGTATCTGGAGAGCTTGTAGACAGAAACGGCGCAGCAAACTTTGTCGTACAGAACGGGGGTGGCTGCCTGGTATCAGGCGTATTTACGCAACGCCCTGGTAGGACTTCCGCTTCCGGGTCGTCCTGGAACACCCATTTCTACATGGCAGGGGCTGGGTCCTATCTTAACCTTTCTGGGGTCATTTCCCGTACTGGGGTTGATGACGGTGGTGGCGGTACACTGACGCCCGAGCGGGTGATAGTGTGCGGTGGGAACAGTACGGATATGACGCTAATTGCTAGCGGTTGTGATTTGTCGGGCTCTACCCTGTCCCCCATACTGTACAGTACCAGGCCCGCCAGTATATCTATACGGGGATGCCTTGGGGCTACCGAAACCCACTCTGTCGGGGTGTACCAATACGTGTCTGGGCGCACTAGTGTAGGCGGTGTGTATCAAAGACAGGGGTTGTCATCGACCGTCGGAGCCACGCTGTCTGTGTCTTGGGTGGGGGAGGCTCTAGCAGACCCCAGCACCAATCCTGCTAGTACCCCAAAATGTAGGACGCTGCACATAGAGGCAATCTCCACCTCTGGGGTTGTGTCTGACTTTCACCTTCCTTTTAGGATTAGAAGGTTGTCCAGTACCGCGGCCCTGGATGTGTTTGGGGCTGAGGCAGTGTCTAGACCTGGGGGTGTGTGGGCAGTATCCGGAGCTACTGGCGTAAACGTGACCTTAACAGTAAGCACTGACGGTAGCACGGTTACAGCTACTCTCACTAACGTTGACGGGGCAGGCCGGTTTGTAGACCTGTACTTATCCCCCAACTAAGAGGTGACAAATGGACTACGTAGATGCGTACACTGAGTGGTATGACGAGCTGATAAGTATGGATGTGGAAGGGATTCTGCTACCATATAGATTGGCTTATTTGGAGTACTTTAACGCCGGTATATCTCCGGCACAGGTGCTTGAGTATATTAAACAGGGTGGAGAATAATGGCAGGGGCGGCTAAACGTAGTCGCCTCTCGGAGCTGCACCGCATGTTCACTGAGGCCTTGATTGAAGAACTCAAGCAGGCCCATGACGATGAGGTACCGCTCCCAGCCGCAGACAAATCAGTCATTGCCAAGTTCTTGAAGGATAACGACATCACCGCGGACGCAGATTCCGAGGAGATGCAGGACCTTAGGGATGAGTTTGATGACGAGCTGTCTGCGCGCAGAGAGGCGCGTAAGAAAGAGATTTTAAACAAGATTAGTGGTTCAGACTCTGAGGACTTACTAGAAGGAATTGTCTAATGGTATCGGTGAAGACTGCGCGAAGACTGCGCATGCTCAACCAGAAACTTACTGGTTATAGTGCGAATCCGCGCAGTATTCCCAAAGAGGAGCGCGAGGACATCGCGATGATGATGGCCGCCGCGCTAAGCGACTTCCGGGAATTTGCATACATCGGTATGCGGTTCCTGGGTTTTACGCTGACGGACATGCAGGCTGACATTGCAGAGTACATGCAGAAGGGCCCTAGGAAGCGCATGGTGGCCGCACAGCGTGGTGAAGCTAAGTCTACACTAGCTGCACTGTACGCCGTCTGGAGGCTCATCCAAGACCAATCCTGCCGTATCCTGATTGTGTCTGGTGCAGAGAAGCAGGCTTCCGACGTAGCGAACTTAATCATTCGTATGCTGGAAACCTGGCCGCTGCTGTGCTACTTGAAGGCTGACCCTACACGTGGGGACCGAACCTCCTTTGAAGGTTACGACGTACATTGTGACCTGAAACCTCTGGATAAGTCCGCCAGCGTAGCCTGTGTAGGTATCACTGCATCCCTACAGGGGAAGCGTGCGGACCTGCTGATTCCAGACGATATCGAGACCACCAAGAACGGCTTAACGCAAACCCAGCGTGAGCAGCTGCTGACGATTTCTAAAGACTTCGCGGCCATCTGTACGCACGGGGATACGCTGTACCTGGGTACACCACAGACCAAGGACAGTATCTATAAAACCCTGCCGGGACGTGGTTTCGAGGTCCGCGTGTGGCCCGGGCGCATTCCGTCTGTTGAAATGGAAGAGCGATATGGAAGTACACTTGCTCCTTATATCCGCGAGCTTATTGAGCGCGGCTATAAACGCACCGGCTTCGGTGTCGATGGGACGCTAGGCGAGAGTACGGACACTGGACGCTATGACGAGGATGCGCTGATTGAGAAGGAGCTGGACTTTGGTCCGGAAGGCTTCCAGCTGCAGTACATGCTCGACACCACACTGTCCGACCAGATGCGTACGCGCATCAAGCTTTCGGATATGCTGGTTTACTCCGGCAGCCAGGATTCATCCCCGGAGACGTTCTCCTACATCGCGGATCGCCGGTACCTGTACCAGCACGAGCATGAGGGGATTATGGGCCAGCAGATGTACTTCCCGGCATTCTACGGGGATATGC